GCTGACACCACCAAGATGTTGCTGTTGGGGTTTAAAAGCAGTTGGTGGCACACATAGGCCGAGGTAATCCACGATTTGCCGACACCCCGGAACGCCTCAATGACTCGACGCTTAGGCCCATTTTGAAGATACTCGGCAATATCGTATTGAATGCGAGTAGGAGCAGGAAGCCCCAAATGGTCCCAAGCCAAGTAGAGAAAGTTACGGAAGTCGGCAAGTTCATTCACGGGCCTTGATCCTGTCCCTGCTCAACTGGACCAGTACCAAGTTGCGGCCCTTGGCCTTGAGCGAGGTTGTCTCGAATAGGGGTATTGTTATTTGGAAAATTGCTAAATCGTTGGCGAAATGGGTTTGCCTGCATACCCATTGTTTGATTCATCAAGCCAATCATCAACTGCAACCGAGCCTGCTTTAAATACGCATCTTCGACCACCGGAAAACCTTTGGCGTTATCAGGAATCGGCATAGCCGAAGGCTCTTCAGATATTCGTGATTGTGGATATAAAAAGGCTGGTACACACATATCAGGATCCTGTTTGGGGAATTTGGAATGGAAGGGACTTAGCCAAGTCAGCCAGCGGTTCGCTTTGCTGTGGAGTGGCATCAATGCCGTTGTCTTTGAGGAACTGTCGGGCTACGCTCAAATCAGAGGCTCCTGCTTCCCCAGACTCTACCCTACGAAGCAGTTCATTTGCCAAAGCGTCGTGAAGTCTTTTTGCGGTTTGCTCATCCATTTGAAAATCCTTTAACGATAAACGATACAAGTGCCCCAATAGCCGCAGCCGCTCCAAGCATCCATGATCGACCTTGCTCAAGACTGCGGAGCCTAGATTCATGTTTATCCAGTTCAGCGTCGATAACCTTCTGTCGGGCGACGAGTGAGTCAACTTTGCCCTCCAGTCGGCCCAAGGCTAACAGTATTTCATTGTTGGTTTCCATCATGTTCCTACAATCCGCAAGAATGTCGCGTAAGTGCTGTTGTAGTTTGAGTCGCCATCTAGTTCAGAACCAGTGTCATCGGCTTGAATCGTAAACTTGACTTTGTGATTACTGGTGTTAGTGACATTGACCAAAGTAGACATTGCCGATACTTCTTTGGGCAAAGTGCCGGTAACACCTAAAATGCTCACAGCGTGGTTGACGGTGTTTTCGGAATCGCTAAAACCGTCGCTGGTGCTTTTGATTCGAGCGGTGATTAGGTCGATGTTGGTAGAAGTGCGAGCAATCTGACAATGAAGGGTCACCAAGTAAATGCCGTTCATGGGAAAAGTAAAGACACCAGAAGACTCAGACATTTGAAAGCCAGAGCCTGTAGTCCCTTGAGTAGTGGTATCTATTCGCTCCCATGTGGAGTCAATGTCAGCCTCAGATGTTGTAATGGCTTGGTCAACCGTAATACGGAACTGATCTGCGACCGGCCCAATCAAAGCAGGAGGAATGTCACCGTTGCTGTCCAGCGTGACAAATTGACCGTTGTTCGCTCCTGCTTTAAACGAGTTGGTAACATTCCCGCCCTCAAGCATGAAGTTTGAAATTTTAGTAACCATTAGGATTCTCCAAGGTTGTGGATGAGAAGGGATTTTTGTCGAGTCTTGATTCTTGCAAAAACCGAACCTGCCGATACGCTTTGTCTAAGAGTGCATTTCCCCTGTAGTTGGTATGTTGTATTTTCGGTTGTAGTAACAAGTTCCGAGTAATTCAACGAAATGTATCGGGTTTCGCTCCCATTAAGAACTTCGGTTTTAACCAAAGATCGAGCGACTGCTACACCATCTTTTAACAGTATCAATTCAAAGTCAGTATTAATAGCACCTTGTTCTCCATACTGGGCATCTACCGAGTAAGTGGCTAAGAATGTTCCCGGCCCAACCGTAATAACACCATTGGACTGACTAACAGCAATTTGTGAGTTATTTGACGCAATGGTGTAAGTAGAAGTGTCTGATTCTGTCTTAGTAGCACCACTACTGTTTCCGTCGCTACTTCCGGTAAATCCCCATGTAGCACTAACAAGAGTGCTGTGATTTATTCCGGTGTTGTGAGTACACAGCGTAATGCCAGCAGCCTTTGCTACTTCATCTTTACGAAGAACTGCATTTGCAGTCCTAGGACGATCAGGATTGTGGAGTTCCACATCGCCGTCATAGCGAACAACAAAGTTACCTGTAGTGTTAGAGTCGTTACCTCTTTGAACCTGAATAGCAGCATCAGTAGATGTGTTATTCATTGCGTTTAACCCAAGGTAGCCTCGCCGATTAGGCGTAGCATTGAGAGCAGAACCCGATGTTTTCAATCTCCAGTATGGGTTACTTGTGTTGTTTCCACTAATTCCATCGGAGCCGGGACTTGGCAATGTTTTGATTTGAAGAATTCTTGCCCCATCATCATTAAGGTTATTGCCAAGGTTAATAGCAAAGTTTTTGTCTCCACCGCCGCCAAAGATAACCTGCTCTCCAGACAACGCCATCCGCCCTTTGCCTGACTTTGAAGTAGCCAAGATGTAGTTAAACGGGTCTTCATCGTTTGCGTTGTAGGGCTGAATCCATATCGCAGCACTATTATCTTCGCTCCCCCCAATTGTGTCATCAGAGGGGTACAACCGGAACTTACCATTTGCATTCATGTGGAACAGTCTTTGTCCCGTTGCAAGGGTTGGGTGCATTCCTCTTACTTCAATAATGTCACCGCGATCAGGGCTATTTGTGTCATTCAACGCACTCCGATCCAACTGAATCATAAAGTCGCCACCAGAATTACCAGTTGTGGTTTGAGTCAGTTTGTAGTATGCCCCCGCTTCAGGTGACTCGCTAGGGTTTGCAAAAACGTGGGCACTTTCGTTACCATGAGAGCCAAATTTAGCAATGTGGGTCTTTCCATCCGTACTTTGCTTAACAGTGAGTGGATAAGGATCTCCGTATCCATTAACAATGACATGATCATTTTTGACGCAGAAAATGTCATCGCCATCACTTTGCTCAACTAGGAAAATGCAAGCAGACTGACTGCTGTGTCCCTGCAAAGTAATTGGAGTTTCGTCTGAGGTGGTTGCTTGACCAGTAGTAGGAAAGTCAAAGACCTGACGGGACAGTCCAAAGTTGGTGACCACAATGCTCCGACTTGTGACATCGGATCCAATAATGGTCAGTGTGCCTTCTGTGTTTCCCGTAGTAACTGTGTAGTCATTGTTAGGCCGTTGAATTACACCATCAATTTCGACAATGAACGTCTGCGGAAACTCGGACGTTGGGGGCGGAGTCATACTGAATGTAGTGTTGCCGTTTGCAAATGCGCCGTTAGACAATGTTCCAGAAGCGGTGCTGTAGGCTTGCGGTACAGACGGAACACTACCCGCTGAAGCCAACGCGGCGTTTACTTGACCCAGCGTAATTGCATCGCTTGATTCAACTGCATCTGCTACGTTCCTGATGTTCAGGCTAGTGGCATCCCAGAACGCACCCGAAGCATCTTTCTGCAACGCATCGCCAATACCCAACTCGTCATTCTCCTGCTGGGCGTACAGGATTTGGTTGTGGTTTGCATTCAAGTCAGACGCTTTAAGAACCGACCCGTTAGAAAAGATTCGAGCAGGTGAAGAGACATCTGTGTCGCGGAAGATGCGGATCGTGTCATTAGTTGCAATAGCATCACTAACTGCTGAATCTGTAATTGTTACCGTAAGCGTTGGCGAAGTAGTGACATTGTATTGATTGGCCGCCAACTCGATGACTTCACCATCTGCCTTTTTGATGGTTACAAAGATGTCGTTGGTGCTGACAAACTGCAAATTGATGTTGTCATAAACTGTCTGCCCACCTGATGTGGGGTTTACTTCAATGAATGAAAGTGCCATTATCTACTAGTACTCCCGTCACGATCAATGAGGTTAGTGTTACTGATGCCCGCAGAGATGATCTGTTCTATTACGGGTAGTTTGAGAAGAGGAACCAGTGCTTGAATGTCCCGAAGGTCTTGTTTACTCCAGTCATTTTTGTCACTGAGGATGTTGCCCAGCGTTCCTGTCAGCACTGAGCCAAACCGTTGACCAATGCCCCAAGCAACCGATCCAGTCAAGACATTCAGGTTGCCTTCAGTGTTTCGGATGTACTTATTAAAGATTGGGTCTTTGCCGGGAAGAATGCCAGCACCGCCCAGTGCCATTGCTCCAGTGTCAATCAACATAGGAAGGATGCTGGAGTAACTACTTCGGACAATCGCAGACTTCCATGTGTTTTCAAAACTAGTTCGCTCGGTAATCCACGCATCAAACTCTTCTGGCGGAACCGAGAAGGATCGGGCGTAGGTCAAGCCAAGGTAAGACAGGTAGCCCAACGCCGACGATGCAACAATATTAGCGGCCTCTGTCGCATCACCACGAGCGATACCCGCAGCCAACTGCTTAGATTTAGATGCAAGCGAGAACACGCGGAACTGCATCAAAGATCGGATCACAGGGTTCATGCTGACCCATCCCGGCATGTCGGTAAATTGCTGACGCTGCACAAGGCTGTCCATCTTTCGACGCATGCCCAGAATCAAAGCGTCATACGCACCCTGATCCACAATCTTTTCAAAGTTGACATCCATCGCCCGAATGCCCAACGGTGTTTCGATTACCTCAACAACCTCTGGACGGCGAAGTTCTTTGGCAATACGCTTTGCCATGTTTTCGTCAATACCGAGTTGAGCAAAGCGTCGAACGTCATCACGCCAGAATGATCTTTGCAAGACAGGGCCAGCATCAGGATCAAACTTGTACGCCACATCTACAAAGTGCTGGAAGGTTGACTTGACACCCCATCGCCGCAAGAACGTATCCATTGGAATAATTCCCAAGGGGGTGAGCATTGAGACTTCTCGTGACCAGTCAACAAACCTTTCGGCTTTAGAGGCTTGGCGTAAGTGCCCATCAAAGCCCATATCGTCAAGACGGCGAATTACATGGTTGGCGTTGTCGTAGTCAATACCTACAGCCGTGTGGGTGTACAGGGCGCGGCCCAAACGATCAACTGGACCCAAGCCGGGAAGACCCTTGGCTTTACGCAGTCCCAAGAAAAGAGTGTTACCCATTTCCTTTAGGTTGAACTGTGTCATTGCAGCCCGAAGACTGTTTTGAATCATGACATTGCCAATTTCGGGCAACTGGGCAAGTCCGAGATACCCACCAATGGTGGACTGTCCAAGACCTTGCATAAACAATACATTCCGAAGAGTTGACCCTTTTGCATCCCTGTAGATGGGCATACCAGTAGTAGCACGCCACCACATAGACACATTCTCTTCAATAAAGTCTGCGGTCCTGTTGTTATCTGCGTACTTAGCAAGGTGCTTTGTTACTTCCTCAACAGATATTGAGCCATCAGCAGCCCCCGGCAGTTTGCCAAATGTTTCAGGGTGCTTCTGGGCCATAACCTGCAAACCCTTGCGAATCTCAATCGCACCAATTAACCGCTGGGCATATTGAGATACAACTTGAGTTGGGTCGTTGTTAAAGAAGTCAGAAATGCGGACACCAGCCAACTGGCCCATGTCTGCTTCACCAACGTATCCTTCATTCATTGCGATACGACGGCGACCTGACGAGACAACTGGGTCATGCATCTCGCCACCAGCCATCTTCAGCATTTGATCAATAAGTTCTTCTTGATCGTTGCCCAAGTCCCGCATCAAAGATTCTTTGTTGCGAGCAATCCAACCCTTGGTGTTCTTGTAACTTGCTTTGCCAACAGGGTCGGTCATGAAGTCAACAATTCGTTGAGCAGCCGTACGGGCTACAGAAATTTCTTTGCCGTCTACGGTTACAACCTTGTTAGACCCAAACTTTGTAGCGTTGGGGTGGCTAAGGATTGCACGCTCAAAGTAACTAACCAAGTCATCTTTGTTGTACTTAGCAGCCTCAGTCTGCTTATAGATACGGGTGAAGTACTGAGGGTTGTCTGCAAGTTCATCAGGAAGAACACCATATTGCTTGGCGTACTTAGCCAGATCCTCGTACACCTCACGCATGGCTTGGATGGCAATACGCTCAGGTGCGGGCAGGTCTTTCAGTTCAGAGGCAGGAGTAATTCGGTGAGTACGAACAACTTCTTCGGGATCAAGTTTCCTACCTTCCTTTGCTGCTAACTCTATAGCCTCGTTGAGTTTGGACTGCATTCGATACAGCATGGCATCGTGACGGTGACGAACAATTGACGTAATGTTCATCGGTCCAAGGCCCATGTTTTCAAAGAACAGAAGACCAAAGTCTCTAAGTTCCTGAACCGCTGATCCTTGGAATCGTGCAGACACTGGGGCCGTAATAATGCTCCACCACTTAGACGGACCCCACTCTCCTTTGTGTTGACCGTTGATAAAGCGTGCAATTGACTCTCGTATACCCTTACGATCTACAGTCTTACGAGCATTCGTAAGTCCTTCGGCAAGGTCATCTACTGATACCTCTGGCCCGACACCACGTTCACTTGGACCTCCTGACGGATCTTTTTGGCTGGGCTTGCCACGAAGGGCTTTTTCTTTTTGTCGGCGGATTGACTTCTTGACACTGGCTCCATCTACTGCGGCTTCACCGGATGGACGCAACGGATTCAAGATGTCATCATCAATCCGAAGTTCGTCAAAGCCACTAAATGGTTCTTCACGACCAAAGTTCTTTTGCTCCCACTCGGCAATCCGCTCCTTCAAAATTTCTTTCTGCTTTTTCTTGGAGAACTGTTTGCCGGTTTTGGGATTGATCAATTCGTCCCGGTTCAAAACTTTGCGAAGACCAGCGGCCCGCTTAAGTTGATTCAAAGTGGATTTCTCAAGATTACGCATGACTTGCTGCTTCACCATTTCATCGGTGGCTTCTGTTTCGTCAATAATGCGTCGTGCCTTGAGGTAGTCTTTCAGGCGTTTATTTTGAGTTGCTCTGGTTACATCCTTACGCACTGAGAACATAGATCGCGGCACAGTAGTAGTACGACCCACGGACTTTTCAAGTCTGGCTCGTGCCGCATCTCGTACTGATTTACGAGTGGACTCCAATGCTTCTTCTTCTGCCTTAGCGATCAACCGCTCTTTGAGGTTTTCTTTGAGTTTCTTGACTTTTGCCCTGCGGCCTCGGATTCCCGGCAAACTCGGATCACCAATTTCACGGCGGTACGTTTCACGAAGAGTGCTTTCAGGCATGTTCTCTACGTCGCGAGAAATTTTGGCTCGCTGTACAGGCGTAATCTTGGCCCCAGTTTTTCGACCGTACGCTCGAAGTTGCTTGGCATCCATCGCATCAATTTTGCGAAGTTCTTTGGCAAGGGCCGAACGGAACGCAGACATGTTGTCCACAGTTTCACGAAGTTCAACTCCAGCAGAACGTGCAGCAGCCCGAATCTCATCATCAGACAACTTTGCCAGTTCATCAACAATCTTGGGCAGTTCAGTTTCGCGGAAGGCTTTAGCATCGTTAAGGCGACGAGCGGCAGATCGACGAGCCTTTGCGTTGACCTTAACGCCGTCTATGATGGCTTCTGATGCTTCAGGCAATGCCCTTGCTAAACCATCTGCAACCGCTTCACGAGCCATTTCTTCTGCTGCACTCTGCACCGTTTTGCCAAGGTCGCCCAACATCCACTGAGGCTTTGCATAACCGATACCTGCACCGATTGTGCCCGACAGCCCGATTGCCATAATTGCATCAATAGGCCGAAGTGTTTTGTCTGACGAAAACAGAATTGCTTCACGCGGTGTATCGACAAAAGCGGCCAGTTGCAAGCCTCTTTTCAAGCCTTGTTGTCGCAGGGTCAAATTGGTTCCCCGTGCCGCAACCGATGCTAATGAACGACCAGACATCGCCATGCGATACGCACTGTTGACGGTTTTGACACGGTTTGCCAGTGTGGCAAGACTGCCCGTAGGGCCAAGAACAAAGTTAGCACCAATGGTCAAGGGGACAAGTTCGGCTGCGTGACCGAGCATAATTGCAGCCATACCGCCAACAGTTTCTAGGCCACCACCACGAAGCATTTGATCACGCGATTGAATGTTGAATCGAACGTCATTGACTTGATTCAAGAACTCAAGAAAGTTGCTAGACCCTGCGGACCTCAGCCGATCTCTGTTGTATTCTGGAATGTCTGATGCGTACCGATCCAACATTGCGTCTGTGACAAAGAAGTCGCGGTCTTCGGTAAACCGATCATCAAAGAATCCGTAAGTCGAGATATCCCGAACTACGTTGGCTGTTGCCGTTTCAGTAAGTAACGCCCGACCAAACTTGTCAAGGAATGACATGTTTCGATTTAAGGAGGA